TTCTTTTTTTTTTGCATTTTATCTTTGATTAGCGATAGTTCACTTTCGTAAATCCACGATCTTTTATGTTCACCAGAAAGAGTATCTACTGAATATTCATCCAAATCAAATGTAATATAATCGCTTTCTTTAAGCAAGATAGTTTCTCCATGTTTAGATGCGAAAGTATCATAAAATTTTGCATTTTCTCCACAATACTCCATATCCATCCATGCTTCATTAATAATTTTTTGCATAGTATCTATTTCTAAAATAAAATAAATATTAACAATCTACATAGAATGTTTGCATGGGACTAATAAATCCAGAATCCTTAGATATAATTCTATAATGAAAATGTTTGCTCAATGATATAGTAAAGGCTTTGTTTACTTTATATTTATCGGGACAATATATTCTTATATCTGCTCTTCCATTTTTAACAATTGCTAAGCCGCTGTTACCAAAACCTTTATATGCATCATATGGGTTGTTAATAACAAATCCTGTATTATTGGATGCCCAATATATAACTTTGGTACCATCGTCATAATCAGACATATCAATAGAATAATTCAAATTAGCACCATCAGGATATTGTGGTTCAATAAATAAATTAGATGGTATAAATGTAGCACCTAAAAAGGGTAAATATGTTTCTTTTTTAAGTAATAAAAATACAACTGCAATTAATACAAAAATACTTAGTATGCGAATAAATAAATTACAATCATTGTCAAGCAATATATATGTGGATGTAATGATAGTGAATAACATTATAACCATATATAATATGATATTAATATACAAATCGGTAAAAAAAACTTTGTTCATTATTACTATATAAAAAGAATATAATTGCTATTTAGCCTCTATAAATTTCATCAGCCACTCCCATTTTAATTGTTTCTTTGGAATTAAATTGAATATCTTTAATCAATAGATTATTTAGCATTTTTTTTGTGATTTTAGTTTTTGTCAAATAAATATTATTAATATGTTCTTGTACTTTAATACAATTTTTGTAAGTATCATCAATATATGCTAGTTTACCCCAGCAACCAGAACGCAATTCGTGAATAAGTACATATGAATTTTCTCCAACATATCTTTTTTTACCATGAATACTAATAATAGTACCAGCAGAAGAAACGTCGCCATCAATAACTGTATTAACTGGGACCTTTAAATTGTTCATACAATCAATAATAGAAAATGCCGAACTAACACAACCGCCATCAGTTGTAATGTGTAGATAAATTTCTGGTTCAACTTGTGTTGCAATAGCTTCCATTTTGAGTGACGTTTCTAAAATTCTCAATTGCTTACATAATTGAAATGCTGTTTTCTGAGTAATATTATCAGAAAAATAGATATGATTGTTAAAACTATAAATATTACCATCAGAAGTTTTTACTATACCATCATCATCATCTTCCATACGTGGTCTTTTTCTTTTATTATTATACTCCATTATTAATATATTAAATATAATATAATCTTATATTGTTTTAGCAAATACATAAAATGATAAAAGTTATTTATATATATTGGGCGCAAAAATTTATAAATTCTCCTGATGTTGTTAAAAAGTGCTTATCATCTTGGAAATTACATAATTCTGATTGGAAGATAATAGAATTGGATGATGATAATTTGTATAAATATATAAATATTAATATGTTAATACCTGAAATAAATAAAAAGGAGATAACTAAGACCAGTTATTCTGATATAGTTAGATTATTTTTACTTGAAAAATATGGAGGCTGTTGGTGTGACGCTACGACTTTTTGTAATAAATCATTAGATTTGTGGTTGAATGCTTGTGTAAATGATGGTTTTTTTGCGTTTGATAGATCAAATAGAATGGATAGATTAATATTATCATCGTGGTTTTTATATTCTGATAAATCAAGTTATATTATTAAAAGATGGAGGGATAAGACAATTGAATATTGGAATAAAAATAATCAAATGGATAACTATTTTTGGTGTCATTTATTATTTAATGAATTATATAATACGGACATTAAATTTAAAAAAATATGGGATGACGTGAGTAAAATAGATACACGGATTCCACATTATATACAAGAGCACGGTTTATTAAAGTATGTGTGTGATAATGTAAAAAACCATGTTAAGGAGTGCAGAACACCGATGTATAAATTGACATATAAATTTGATATAAATGAATATAATGAAGATTGTAATCTAGCTTATTTGTTGAATAAAAAATGAGTACATAATTTTATTTTTCTAAGATTTTTATAAACTTTTTGAAATTCAAGAGATTTTATTAATTATGTACTCATTTTTTATTATTATTAAATATAGAGAGCTATGGGAAATTTAGATATTATAGTGGCGTTTATAACAGTATTATTTATAATAGCCGCTTTATATTTTAATAAAGAAATCAATAGGCTATTTAATCAATATCACGTGGAGCCATTTAATGTAGATAATAGTAAAATAGGATTAAAATGGATATATTATAGCAACCGAGAGCCTAACGATGGTGAAAAAATTAATAGACAAGCATTATACGATATTTTAAAATTAAAGTTTGTATATCCAGTAATTATATCACAGGACACATTAGATTCTTTAAACATCGAGAATATCACATATAATACATATATAGATGTAGATGGTAGATTTTTTAAACCATATAATCCCAATAAATTACTAGCTTATGATGCTGGTAGAAAATGGATAAAATTGGGAAGAGAAACCGATACCGAAGATTATGTATTGAATGATTATACAGAAATATTAAATAATAGCATTAAAGAAGCTATAAAAGCTAAAATTGTAGAAGAAGATTATGAAGATGTCGATGGAGAGAATGTGATATCATTTGATAGAAGAGAATATGCGAATATGAAAGGTAATACAAATATAACACATGATTCGTATATAATTGTCGACGATAATATATACCAACCTTTATATCCGACAGAATATATAGCTTCTAATGTTGTTGAAGGAGGTAGTTTGAATTTAGATTATATTAAGAGTAGCGGGATGGATGCTTCATTTTCGGGTTCAACAGGTATTAGTACACAGAATTCAATGGATACATATTCTTCCACTGATGCATACAAAACTGACGCAACTAATGCCGAGTTAAGTATGAATACAAATTATATGTATTACAGGCAAAGTGGAGATGATTTAGAAAAGACTATATTAGATCCAATTGAAGACACTTATTTGCCATATAATGATGAGAAATATAAAAGTGACCCCGAGTTTGCTTCAACTAATAATATAAATGAATTTGTTATAATTGATGTTTATAAAAAACTATTGAATAGACATCCAAGACCGCAAGAATTGAATAAAAACTTACAAGACTTTTATGAAAAACTGGGAAATGAAGAGAAGTTAAAAATGAAGATATATAATTCAACAGAATATAAAATGATAGTTAAAATGCAATCAAATGATGTTGAACCTGGTTTAATAAGACATATTTCACATACTAAATTAATCGATAGTTTAAAGCCTTTATATAAACAGCATTATGAAAAGAATTTACCAGATAAAATGTTAGTTCCTTTAAAACAATGTTATATTCATTTGCAATATAATGATTATTTATTCAAGGCTATGTTAATGCATGATAAGTATATTATGTTTGAAAAAGCTGTAATTAAGGAATATATAATGACTGATAAAAAACTATTGGATATTTTTAATAAACATTTTGTATTATATGAATTGAGATTGATTGCAAATGAATTAAAGCGCCGTGATATAATCAAACGAAAGGCTTTTGAAACCCCAATTGCTCTTCACACAGATGCTAGTAAAAACGCGGCAAGTAGTACAGATAATAGCGATACGGCAATGAATAGCGGCAAACAAATATCGGATATTGTAAAAGACGGAAATAGTGTATTTAATATAAATATAACATTAAATGATAAAAACAACAACGAAAGTAAGCCATATAGTATGACGACCGAAATCATAAATAATAATATGGATAATCGTGATATGTCAACGAGTGATAATTCTATATCGACAGAAGAGGCATCCAGTGGTTCAGGTGGTTCAGGTGGTTCAGGTGGTTCAGGTGGTTCAGGTGGTTCAGGTGGTTCAGGTGGTTCAGGTGGTTCAGGTGGTTCAGGTGGTTCAGGTGGTTCAGGTGGTTCAGGTGGTTCAGGTGGTTCAGGTGGTTCAGGTGGTTCAGGTGGTTCAGGTGGATTTGATGGAATACCCGAATATAAAGAACATCCTGATTATGGCACAATTTATAATAAAGAAGATGGTAAAATAACAGGATATAATACAATAAAACGAGATACAAGTTATCGTATGGGGAATAGGATATATAATCCAATAACATATAAACAACAATATAGGGGGCATCCTGGATATCGCCCGAATGTGTGCTCTTATGGGACAGAACAGGTTGTAAATCCAGTATTATTAAAGAATTCAAATCTATTTCAAGGGACAGATTTAGAAGATGCATTTAAAAATACACAAATAGGTAGTATTATGCCTAAATTTGAATATAGAGAATACGAAGAAATAAATTAAAAATATTTATATATATTAGTATTGATATGATTGGTGGCGAATATATGCCGTATGAAGGAGGTTCGGTAAAAGTATATACGGGGCCTAGGAAAGGAAAATTTGTTATAAATAAAAAGGGGAAAAAGGTATATTTAGATAGAAAAACAATAGCAAGTGAGTTAAAATATACCCCAAAAAAATCTACTAAAAAAGCTGCTAAAAAAGCTTAGATTATTTTTAATATATGTATTTAAATTAGATAGCCTAATGTCTTCTGATGCGATAGATAATATAATAAACGAGATTGAAGGAAATAAACTAAGAATAGTTTATAATGAGTTTAATGATGTAATACATATTATATCAAAATTTGTAATTAAAAAGAAATTAATATTATACGGAGGTTTGGTAATAAATTTGGCATTACCTAAAAAATTTAGATTTTATAAAGATTATACAATAAATGACTATGATTGTTTTTCAAAAAATCCATATAAAGATTCGTTGGAATTAGCTATGCTTATAAAAAAAAATAAATATAAATACATTAAAATTAAAAAGGCAAAACACGATGGGACACTTAAAATATATGTATACGGTAAGCAAATTTTTGATATAACAATGATGGAATCAGAACAATATAATAAATTATTAAATTTTTCAACTAAAAAAGAGAATAAATTAAAATACTATACTGAAAAATATAAGACCAT